TATCACGAATATGGCCTATAACATGGGCGTCGAGGGCCTTCTAAAATTCCACCAAACTCTTGAATACATCCAGCAAGGAAATTACGAGGCGGCGGCTGCGGAAATGCTGCATTCGGTGTGGGCGCAACAAGTAGGCGACCGCGCCCAAAGATTAAGCGAACAAGTAAGGACCGGTGAGTGGAAGTGATTGAGATAGACGACGTGTACGAAGATGCCGATCTTTTCGTAGTGCTTCAGAGATTGGCTGATAAATATAACAGAGCAAAGGAATTAGAGGACGATGAAATATTTGCAAGGGTCGTTCACTTTACCGGCTGGTAGTCCGAAGATTACGAACGAGATGTGGGAGAAGGCGTTCGGGCCGCCCCGCAAAGAAAAGAAGAAGCCTAAGACCAAGAAAGGTAAGTAATGCTCATCTTATTGGCGGGATTGTCTGGAAGTGGATTTACCGTATTGGCGGCGTACATTATTTATTTGCGGGGCCGCGTCGATACGGCGAATAAAGAAACCGAGTCCCTGCGAAATTTAATCAAGTTATTCTCGGAACGGACAATCGTCGCCGCGCTATCAGACGAACAAATGCGATACATCGTAACTGAGATGTGCCAGTCCGTGTCGCTGGCTATTGCAAATTTATCTGATCCAGAGAGATTAAATTGAAGGTACTCAAGAAATTGCGGGGCAAGAAGATTGTTGAGGCGAAATATTGGGCGAACGACGAAGGGAGAGTTTGTCTGGAACTAGATTTTGATGATGATACATTTTTCTGCCTCGATGTTGAACCAGCCCCGCAATTGAAAACAAACTGCTATCTCGACAAGAAATCGTGGGGCAATTCAAAGAAGTTCCGGCCATTGAAGGAGTACAAGTGAGCTGCGATTGCAAAATCGATCAACCATTGATTGACATGTTCGAGGAAGTATTCGAATTATCTTTCGAGCAATTGCCTGACATTGAAGATTCGTTGATGCATAGCGAAGCGTTTCATTTCTTGGTAGACGCAATGTTTGAGGACGAAAACGACAATTATACGGTTATGGCAGATGCTATCAGGTGTGGTATTGAGGTTGGCCGTAGATTAGCAGAAGTACGTGGTTTAGAGAAAATGGTAGGCATTAAGAAATATGACAAAAAGCGAAAAGTCAAAAAGTAAAGATTTAACCGGGCAGCAGTTCGGAAAGTGGACAGTCACGGGGCCGCATACTCAGCGAAGTAGTAATGGTGGTATGTTTTGGAGATGTAAGTGCGAATGCGGCCAGAATGGGAAAATATCCAGTACTAGTCTTATTAGGGGAAAGTCTACCCAATGTTGGTTTTGTGGAAGACAAGCCACCCGCAAGCGATTTTGCGCTCAAGGGCACGATACCGAATTATGGGGACGAACATCTAGTTACTCTTGTCGGGCATGTTTAAGAGATAAACATTTAAGAAGTCACTACGGAATAACATTAGAAGAATTCTTCGTAATATATGATTTTCAAAAGGGTTTGTGTGCGGCGTGCAAAAAACCTCTAGGTGATTATAGACCGGGCAAACCCGGATATGGTAACGGATGTCGGATAGAAGTAGACCACGAGCACGGAACTAAGAAGCCTAAAAAAGATACTGTTCGTGGGCTTTTATGCGGAGGACGGTGGGCTGGTTGTAATAGAAAATTGGGCAGAATCGATAAGATTGACTGGCTAACAAATGTACTAGAATATTTAAAAGAACCGCCCGCCCAATCCGCGTTACGAAGGAAGGAAACGTAAATGATTGGCTGGATTACATTCATAAAGGCCCACGAGAGGATTTTCCTGATTCTTGCGGGGCTCGGTGTATTTCTATTCTTGCTGAATAAGTTTGAGAACCACAGGCACGATGAAGCTGTGGCTGCCGCAGCCGTTGCGAAGCAGGTGTTGGATGATCAGGTGGCCAAGAATCAGCAGCTCGCCCAGCAAGTCGCCGCCTCGCAACAAGCGTATACCCAACTCGCCGCGCAAATGTCTACGCAAAATGCGTTAATTGCTACGCAAATTGCGGCGCTGAAGGACAAAACCGCGCAACAACAGAAAGTAGATTCGACCCTGACAATCGCGGAGCTGGCGGCTAGATGGCGGACGTTGATCAGCTCCGCCAACCCACAAGACGTGCAACCCGCCGGAGAGAATTTGTCCGTATCTGGACAAGCCGGAGTAACGACCGTGCAGAACTTAGAATTGGTCGATTCGTTGCATCAGGAGGTATTGGCCGGACATACAGTGGAGGACAATCTCAATAAGCAGTTAACGAGTTGCGCGGCGGTGAATACAACGCAGGCCGCGCAAATAACAGGATTACAAACACAGTTGAAAGATCAAGATAAATCATGCAAGGCCCAACTCGCCGCGCAAAAGCCAACGTTTTTCGGCAAGATTAAGGCAGCACTGAAGGCTTTCGGAATCGGCGCTGGAGTGGGATTCGCGATGGGTCATCGATTTTAAAGGGGCTTATGGGGAAACTAGTAGAAAGGCAGTGCCCAGCTTGTCAAGAAGTAAAAACGTTCCGCGATGATGTCAAGACTGGCGGGTGCGCGGGAACGAATCCATTTAAAAAAGAAACACCCGAACTAACAGAAAACAGTGAGATTCAGGACAGCGGATGGTCGATCTCGCTTCCTAAGACTCGAATCCACACGCTGGAACAGCTCATTGCTTATTTCGAAATCGACCTCACAATTTGGGAAGTAGAACGATTCGTTGCCAATAAATGGGAAGTAGCGGCCAAGAATGAAGCCGAGAAATTAGTTGTAGAACCGCTTTATCAGGTAAAAGCATTCCTTCGGAAACGAAGGGAAATCGTGGATGCCCGAGTTGAAATTGCCGCGTTAAAGGAGCAGGCACTAAAAGAAATTACCGTCAAGCCGCCGTTCGTACAGAAACCAGCCAAGACGACGGGCAACATGTTGGAAATCGACTTGTTCGACCCACACTTCGGAAAAATGGCTTGGGCGGAGGAAACCGGCCATCAGAACTTCGACGTAAAGATTTGCACGAAGCTGTATAAAAAGGCGTTCTACACTTTGCTGGAGCGGGCCTCGCATTATTCCTACGATGAAATCTGGTACGTCGTGGGCAATGACATGTTCCATACGGACAATGCTCAGGGAACGACGACAAGCGGCACTATTGTATCCACAGACGCCCGGTATCACAAGACCTTCGGTGTTGTCCGCAATACTGTTATTGAATGCATCGAAGAACTCCGCAAACGATGCAAGAAGGTTAAAGTTATCGTTGTGTCCGGCAACCACGATGAACTGACAAGCTGGCATCTGGGCGACAGCCTTACTTGTTGGTTTCGCGAATATAATGATGTGGTAATTGATAATCAACCCACGCACTATAAATACCATCAATTTGGAAAAGTTATGGTATTATATACTCACGGCGACAAAGGAAAACGTAAAGAATATCCTCTATTAATGGCTACAGAGAGACCGGAAATGTTCGGAGCTACCAAATTCCGCGAGGCGCATACTGGGCACCGTCATACGGATAAGGTAGAAGAATATCACGGTGTCAAGGTTCGTATTCTTAGTGCCTTATGCCCGCCAGATAGATGGCACGCCGAACACGCTTTCGTGGGCAATTTGCGACGGGGAGAGGCATTTATTTGGAATAAAGAAGAAGGATTAATAGGAACTGCTAGCTACACGGATACACGAGATAAGATAGAGGATTAATGACTATCAAAGAAGCAGCGGCAAGAATTAATAAGCAGTTTGGTGCAGGAGCACTGATCCGGATGGGAGATACCGAACATGTTCCGGTCAAGGTTATCTCGACCGGTATTCCAAGCCTTGATGTGGCTACTGGGGTTGGCGGATTTCCTCGCGGTCGCGTTATCGAGATTTTTGGCCAAGAGGCGGTTGGGAAGACTTCCATATCTATGTCCGTCATCGCACAAGCTCAAAAGGCGAAAGAGATGTGCGCGATTGTTGACGCCGAGCACGCAATTGACCGAGATCACATGGCCAAACTGGGAGTTGATGTAGACAATCTCTATGTCAATCAACCAAGTTGCGGGGAGGAGGCGCTGGAGGTCGCTAAGGTTCTTGTCGAATCTGGAGATTTCGGGGTCGTTGTTGTGGATTCGGTAGCTGCCTTGGTTCCTCGCGCTGAACTTGAAGGCGAGTTTGGCGATGCTCAGATGGGATTGCAGGCTCGCATGATGTCTCAGGCAATGCGAAAACTAACCGCGCTGGTTCATAAATCCAATTGCGTATTTATCATGATCAACCAGATGCGCGACCGAATCGGTGTGATGTATGGAAACCCAGCCACGACCACAGGCGGCAAAGCCTTGCGCTTCTACGCAGGTATGCGCCTCGAAGTGTCCAGAACTGGACAACTAAAGAACGGCGAGGAAATCATCGGAGCACGGACAAAAGTCAAGGTGATCAAAAACAAGGTTTCTGCTCCCAGCAAAGTGGCAGAATTCGATCTGCTCTATGACCGTGGATTCTCCCGATCCGGAGATATTTTTGATATGGCGGTTACTGCGGGGGTTGTGAGCAAGAGCGGGGCGTGGATGACTTACGGAGAAAATCGCTGGCAAGGAAGGTTTAATGCTGTTGCTTTTCTGGATGAGAACCCCGCAATTTTAGAGGAGATTGAAAAGGAACTGGTATGAAACGCAAGACTATATATTTGGCAGGATTGATTTCTACTGATTATCCCGAATCTTTATTGTGGAGAATTGAAGTAACTCCCATTCTGGAGGCCCATGAGTTTGATGTTCTTTCTCCAATGCGGGGCAAAGAGAACCTAGCTCTTGAATCCCCGGACGGCGGGATTACTGACCCCAATCTTACGTCGAAGGACATCATCCTGCGCGATTACCACGATGTCGTCTCGTCCGATGTCATCCTGATGCATTTGGAGAGCTTCGGCTCGCCCCGCCCGTTGCTAGGAACAATCTGCGAGCTGGCATGGGCGTGGGAAATGAAGAAACCGATTATCGCAGTCGTCCACCCCGCAAATAAATTGATGCTCAACCATCCCTTCGTAAAAGAAGCCGTATCTCACTATTTAAATACCACGGAAGAAGCCGTTGAATTCATAGCCCATCATTTTGGGTCACCGAAACGAAGTGCTGCCTTTATCAATTAGGAGATGACGTGTCCGACGAAACAAATCCCAAGGATTTACTAGGGATTAAGAAGATATCCACCTTCGTTATACCAACAACAGCCACTTTACATTTAGCGCACGCGATGATGGACGGTGCGAGGAAATATTCAAGTTTCAACTGGCGGTCAAAGAAAGTGCGGGCTAGCATTTATTTAGATGCTTTAGAACGACATGTAATGCTTTGGAAGGAAGGCGAAGAACAAGCGGAGGATAGCGGGGTTCATCATCTAGGACATGCTATGGCCTGCCTCGCAATTATCTTGGATGCTTTGGAAACCGGGAATCTTGTAGATGACCGGCCTCCAAAGGGCGAGGGATGTATCAAGCTGATGAAAACTCTCAATTCGTTAATTGCGGAGAAGAAATGAAATACGCGGAGTGTCATCCAGATCGACGCCACTACGCTTATACTTTGTGCAGACCGTGCTATAAGAATATTCACGAGCCGACAATAAAAATAGCCAAGTGCCATCCAGAGAGGAAGCACAAGGCTAAAGGATTATGCGAGGCGTGCTATTACAAGAAAAGGAATTTGGCGCGAGTAAAGAAGAATAGAATAATCAGGGAACGTACGAAGCAGAAGTATCAAGAAAATCCACTTCCGGACAAAGTTCAGAAAGTCATGGATAATTGGGTGGCGAAGCTAGAGGACCCCGCATTAGTAGAGAATTTAGTACGGGGTATTTTCAATACCAGAAAACCGAGAACAGGGGTATATAGTGCTTAACGACTTGAGTAAACGCTGCCACGAGGCCAATAAGAAATGGTGGCAAGACCCCGCGACCGGGCAGACGATTTCCCGCAATAAGGGTGAAATGATTGCTCTGATGCATTCCGAGCTGTCAGAAGCTCTGGAAGGTGAGCGCAAGGACTTGCCGGACGATAAACTCCCGCATCGCCGTATGGCTGAAGTTGAATTAGCAGATGTCCTGATCCGGATATTTGATTATTGCGGGGCATACGGGTACGACCTCGATGGAGCTTTCGAAGAGAAAATGTCATATAACACAAAAAGGGCTGATCACACGCACGAAGCGCGGATGCAGCCCGGAGGGAAGAAATTCTAATGTCTAAATTAAAACTAACTGAACTGCAATTGATGCGCCTGAACCGCGCATATTTTGAAACAGAATTGGCCGGGATTAAACTCAAAGAACTCATGACCGAAAAGCAACGAGTCTTTGAGGAAATTCAGAAGGAAACTCAGAGCAATTTCCAGACATGGAACGCGGGGACTGGGGAGACTGACTACGATCTTCCGGAAGAGGCGATTGAAGTCATCCCGCCGCCCCGCAAACGGAAGAAATAGCTATTTACCTTTAAATGCGGAGATAAAGTCGGCCCCTTTATTCAGCCCATAGAGACCGCCAGAAGCAGCCGTTACAAACCACGCAGGCCCCGTCAAATCGGGCATGGCGTGGTTTTTTATTACTAGGTATGTTACCCATCCGCAAGTGAAGCCGATCAACACTCCACCGGCCACGCGGCTGTAGCTGCCCTGCCCTTCTTCTGAAAACACGCTTTTAGTGAACGCCAGAAATGATTGAATGTATGCTTTAATCATAAGCTCCTTATTGGGAAATGGTAGCGGGTATAGTTGTCGCTCCGCCGCCAACAATTACTTTACGAGTTGACAGATTATATTCCCAATCCGTTATCCAAAGCTGATTCAGCGGAACTCCGGATACAATATTGATTTCTTGACCAATCGTACCGAACGGAGACGCAGTTAAAGGAGCCTGAATTGTCGTATGGGACATTCGTATTTGAGCTATCCCGGAGATCGATCCCACGTTTAATATTCCATTCGGAATCGTTGTTACTCCTCCATTGCTGCAATCAGAGCTATTAAATGTTGGCTGATATGGTGCGGTGTCACAAAAGGGCGTAGCGTAGGTAATTTTATTGCCGTCGCACGTCCAGTTTTCCAACATCGGGTTTAGTCCGTCGCCGAAACGAAAGAAATATGTTACCGGATGAACGGCGGAAGTAACGATGAATGTATTATTCGAACAAGAACTAGTACCATGCGCACCAATCGTCTGCTCAGGATAAACATTGACATTGTTCGTTTCTTTACCTGAACCAAGAGTCAAACCGACTGTATCATCGATGATCAAATTATTATTGAACGAAGAGTCCTTAAATTTTCCTAATTGATTGAAGAATTCTTCTCCGGCCCAAGCTACAAAAATATTGTCGTGAACATGATCATCCCACGTTCCGTAACTATTCGATGAGATGTTTACTGCTAGATGAGGGGATACACCGGAAGTAATGTCGGGTCCTCGGCCATCGCACACAATATGCCATATTTCCTCGTGCGGTCCCCCGGCCTCTATACATTGTCCTGAATCGGTTACATAACTTTCGCTAACTCTTCCCCACGCGCCAATTAGATTCAATGCCGAAGTTGAAGTAAAATTCTTTGGCCCCCCGAGCCCAACCCCCGCCGCGTACAAATGGCTCGCATCGTAGTTAATCCCCGATAAGTAGAATCCCTCATATGATCCTCCAATTGCTTTGACATGATCGACGATCAGACCATCGGTATTGTCGGCTCGAAGATTTTTGATAGGATTCGTCGCGTTTTTAACTTGACGGAGCGTTATGTCGTGTACTGATACATTGGTAATCGGATTCACAGTGCCGTTATACGGCGATAACTCGGCTTGACTGCCGAAAGAGATCACCGCAAGAGATGATGTTGCCGGTTCCCAATTCTCTAGTATCGTAACATCAGTTCCGTCGCCCCAAATCGCAATATTATTATACGCCCGCGTGCATACTCCGAGGCCGAGACTTGTGAAATTGCCGATTGTTGAACACGGAAGGCTGAGTCCATGCGTAAGATACAAACCTTTTGGGATCGAGAATACGCAGCCACCACGACTCGCACAGGCGTTCATTGCATTCGTGAATGGAACGTCGTTATTCGTTCCCCATACGACTCTGCTTGATGGGGAAGAAGAATTCGAAGCTTGGGCCGCGAGAGTGACTTGAGTACCGCTCTGAACGCTTAAGATCGTCGTGGCTAGGGGCTGAATGAAACCATTTAGCGTTGCACCGCTGTCATACACAGAAATTACTTTATTAACGTCCGCTGTGACGAAATGGGAAGCTTTGCAAGTCAGCGTTGTAGATGAAGCAGCCATTGAACAGTCGGTAGCAACTTGACCATCCGGTTTGGCTCCATAACTTCGTACATTGATAACATTGGCTCCAGTGTTCGCAGTCTGAGCCATGAGACACGTAGCGAAAAATAGAATTAATCCGTATTTAATAGCGGTAGTCAATGACAAGCGTGTCTCCTTGCTGCGGAGTGAAGTTCAAGATAAGGATGTTATTCTGAACCGAATATTGCGACGGGTCTTGACGGCCTGAATTATAATAAACTCGAACTGATCCTATCGACGGTATATTAGCTAATGGAAAATTCGTTGTTATCCCATCAATTAGTTCTGACAAGACTTCATTGTCAACCGGAGTTGATAGGACAATGAAGGTCTGATCCCCGTTATGAACGATCTGACTCAACGCGGAGATTCCACTATTGTTCACATTGTTTCCAATTTTATATGCAGCTCATAAATCATCTGACCCGGAGTGTTAGATGTGTACCCGTATTGATATTGGATAACGGTGCCGTTTTGAGCATAAATGACAATTTCTCCACCTAATGCCGTTCCAGTTGTATTCGCCGCCGAAGTAACACTATTTCCTGATACAGTTGTTTTTGAAACACTATCTGTGGGAGACGTGTATAAAATCTGAAACCCGCTGCTTCCTCCCAATGTAGACGATACACCGTCCGCAGTAGTAATCGCTGCCGACCAAGAAATACGGTACATGCCCGTTTGGGAAGCGGTCGCAATCGTCGTAGCAGAAATAGCGGCAGATTGTGCCGTAAGATTTACGGAGGCAACTTCAAATGGCGAAGCAAGGACAGGAACCCGTTGCCGGTCCATCGGGGTAGCTGCTGGGCTCAACACAGCTTGAAGAGAATTTGCAAGAACTTGCTGCCCCACCGCGCTAGGGTGATTTGACGCACCCGCGTTTATATTTGCCGCGAGTGTTCCATTGAACGCACTAGCCGCGTCAACGACAACAACGTTAACACCATCTCTTGCTAGCTGACTGGAAACAATATTGATAATATTATTATAGGGAGCTTCTCCGGAGCCCGTTCTATTTGCCGCCTGAATTGCATTTACAACATATGTGGACGGCCCAGAGGGATTGAAAGCGTTACCCGCGTTCGCGGTCAAGCCGCCATTCCCGGCAATAAAACTAATCCCGCCGTTGTTTGTTCCGGAAGCGTATGTAACCACTACGGTGTGCGGCCCCGGAAACAATCCGCCGATCCTTATAGCATAAGGCCAATTGAATGAGCTGAGAGGGCTGGCATTTGCGCCTTGATTGACAATATTTCCGTAATTTATTCCGTCAACGGTCACAGATAATGTAGAATCGTTCGTTTGTTGAGTCAGTCCGCCAACATAAACTGCCGAACCGTTAACAGTTGCGGTAGCAGTCGCCCCGATAGTACTTGTAAATTTAAAAGGTTGGCCAAATACCGTAGTACTACTCGACCAATTTACATAAGAAATAGCGGCATTATTTGCCCAGAATTTATTTACATCAGGAAGTCCGGCGCTAACTAGAGCATACAACAATCCGGCCTGATATTGCGCCTGATAACTGACGGACGATCCTCCGGTAAAGGAGTCGTTTATGCCGGTCTCAACCACATTTATGTTTCCAACAGCTTGGGTAATTCCATTGATACTTGTAATTTGATCGGCGATGCCGCTTCCCGAAATTGCATTATTGGTGCCAACCCATCCATTTTTGGCGCACGTTAACGCGAAATAATTTTGTGTTGAAGGACTTGATAGACCAAAACCAACAGTGATCGACGACCCAAATCCATTAACAGAAGTGGCGGAATTCGCCGGAATCGAACCCGTAGACAGTTGTAGACCGGATGTTGATGAGAGAAGTCCCGAACCAGTAATAGGAATTTGTATCGTCATTAGCCTAGATATTTCGCTCGTGCTCTATACGCAAATTGCATTGAGGTTGCTCCGGATGTGGCGTAGGGGGTAACTTGGCCAATGTCGTATTGAATATTAGTTGAGGCTTTTGCATTTACCACAAATGTAAACTGTTGGAAGGTTGATGTGGTATTGCCTGTACTTGACGCCGTCGCATTTACTGTAATTGTGGCCGAGGAATCTTGATCAGTATAGATAAGGCGAGAATCCGGCAAAGTGGATGAATTTGTTCCCGGCTGCGATACAACAATATAAACAGTTATTTCGTAAATACCGGTTCCGGAAGCGGGGACCGCGTATAATGTCGTTGCCGCTACATTCGCCCCTTGCGCAGTAAGATTCGCTTGTCCGTATATGGATGGAATGCCGTTTGCAACTGTTGAAATATTATTATATTTGGTAAGAGCACCCTGCATCTGAACGATGCCAAGTTGACTCTTATCCGCTGCTGCAGCGACGAAAATTGCCCAAGTATCTGGGTTATTGCCCCCTCCGCCTGTTTGATCTTCTATCCGAAGACCGTAGTTGTGAGAAACTACCGCAGCGGTTGAGGGACTGGCAACACGAATTCCATAATTATTTGTAACAGTTCCGGAACCCGCCGCTCCGGTACTCTCAATTAATATTCCTGTTACGCTTGTGGCAGGGCCGCTGCCTGCATTTTGGGCTGAATAAAGTAATCCCGCTATAGAAGCGACACTACCTGAACTGTCGTTGAACGCGCCCCCAGTCACGCCAATAATATTTGTAACAGCCCCACTACCAAGATGATCAGCTTCAACTAATTGTGCGACAATTTGACTAATTGTGTGAGTATTAGTGGATTTCGAAGAGGCAATGTTCCATAAGGCGAAATATGTATTACTACTATCCGCCGATGGATTCGCCTCGATGCCACTAACTAATGTTGCACTTACATTATTTGGTAGCGAAGCCGATGATATACTTTGAGTAACATCGAGGATTGATGTACCGGTCGGGCCTGAAGTTTCGCCAGAAATAGGATCAATTTGACCCGGAGTATTACCCGGCCCAATTCCTACGCCTCCAACTGTGTTCACACTTTTGTTGAAGGCAAAATTTGCATTGCCGCCGAACGAACCCGAATCGTTGAATTGTATTTGAGTATTTGATCCACTGGGAGTTCCACCGCCGCCTCCACTCGCCAAATTACCCTGTCCAGTTCCGGACGAATCAATCCAGCCAACAACATCTCCTTTAATGTCCTTAATTTGAAGGGCATCTTGGTCAGAAGTTGTTACTATCGATTGCTTTGTGAATGGTTTTGGGGTTGCCATACTAATTAGGATTACCAATAACGAGATAGTTAAACGTAGCGGCTCCGCTAGGAGCGTAAGTTATCGTAAATCCTGAATTCGATTGAGAGGTAATGATGGCAGACGTGATTCCAGCAGTAGTAGGAGTGATCACGATGGCAGGAGTAGATGTATAATTGGTGGTAAACGTGGCAGATACCGTTGTGCCTGAACCGGAAGTGAGGGTACCGGCCATATCATTGTTGGCCGCTTGGGTACGGATGTGTGCTCCTTTCCCTTTGTTAAATAGGAAATCGCCGCCGCCCTGAAACTGCCACAGGATCGAGCCACCGGAGGCAAGATTGATGTTGCTGGCGGAATTGAGGTTCATCGAGCCGCCGCTCTGCGACATGCCTATGCTCGTTGAATTCGTGAACCCGTAAGTCGGAGTGGTCAGCCCTCCATCGGGTCCGGTTAAAATATTGCTTACTGCTACGGGATTGTTAGAAGTACCCGCGACTGCCGGAGCAGTGAATGTCGCGGTTCCGCTAGTATTACCCGCCAGCGCCAACACACCATTTCCACCGCCAATCACACCGACAGTGAGCTTGGCCGCACCATCTGTGGTTAAAAAAGTCTGAGTAGAAGTTGCTTGCCCACCCCCGCCAAGAACCACTGCATTCGAAGTCAACGATGCAGCAGATGTAACTGCGGTCGGAGCGGTCAATGCCCCAGTGGTCGCACTCAGGACAATTGGCGCAGATGCGGTAACAGCAAATGTTCCCGTTCCCGTTGGCAACGTTAGCGTCGGGGTCGCCGCATTTGCGGGAGCGGTAATTGTATATTTACCCGAAGCAGTGGAAGACGCCAAAGCTATGGAACCAGTGGACGTACCGGGGATTCCCAACACAGGCGCGGTCGTATAAGCAGGAGCTGCGGACGACGTAGTATTATTTCCTAATACTGTGCCGCCCCCCGCGTTTGCGAGAGTAGGGGCCAAAGTACCGGAAGTCGTTACCGGAGAACCGGGAACTACAGAATTAAGTACGGTTCCGTCCCCGGTCATGGACACGGACGTTACGGTGCCGCTTCCTCCGCCCCCGCCGCCAGAACCCGGAGTATTTCCAGTAGGAACAGTATATTGTTTGTTCATATCTAGAACGTCTCCAGAATCGTGACTACTTCGGAAGCACCGCTAGTGATTCCGTAGACAGCCTGTGTGGTTGCGAACCCAATACTTGCGCCCTTCGTACCAGTCAGAAGATGCCCTGTCGATGTAGTGACATTCGACTCGCCTAGATAAACGTCCGTGGTGCTGGTATTTACAACTTGAAATCCAGATCGCGAGGCATTTGCTGCCACTAATTGCGTGGCGGTTCCGGTAACAGTAACTTGCGTACATTTAAACGGATAAAATTGAAAGCCCATGATTTAGTCCTTTAAGAATGAGTAGAGAGTTTGTCCAGATGTGGACAATTAAGAATCTTTACGATTGTGTGCGGCTTGCGCGGTCAGCCAAGCTTCCCATCTAGTTTCTTGCCGTTGTAATGTTTCATCGATGGAATTTAATGAGGCTTCCATATGCGGGAAGTGATTTGACGCCATTGAATTTACGTTATCTTCTACAACGGCTGCGCGATGTTGCATTTGATCCAAAAATCGCGCAAATTTATAAACAGCAATACACACTGCGGGCCAGCCAATCAACTGAATATGATCGACTGCCCACGCAAAAGGGGTGGAATCTTGCATGGCCAGAATATCCTTAGGATTGATTTATCGGCCTCGCAGGGGATTTGGGCCGTAGAGTCTTATGGTTCGAAGAACGGACAAGAAATACCCACACCGTCGGTATTCGGCAAGTGTGAGGTCACGGTTCCGAGAGTTGCCGGGAGCACTCCGAAGGATGCAGCGTTCGCCGCCGTCCCGTATCGAACTGAGTTCGTGTTATACATGATCTCGCCGTGTTTCGTATCATCAGACGGCTGGATACCTAACACCGTGCAACCGGAGTTCGTAGTCGAGGATTGAGCAAGCCAATATACTCCGGGGCTCAGTGTCACGGGGCTACCAAGAGTATTTGTCTGTATGGTCGGAGAAGTAGCTATAGCAAATGTGCCGGAATCCAGTAACTTGTTTCCGGACATATTATAAATACCGAATGTGATCGAATTCGCCGCTACGTTGTTCGAAACCGCAGTGCTGATATTTCGAATCGTGATAGAGTACGCGAGAACGAATTGCGTGACGCGAACTTGGTTATTGGCGTTCACAACTGTAGCGGAGGTAACGCCAATTTGATCCATCTGTGACCCGTCTATGAATAGTCCGGGTCCGAAAAATCCGCCTTGTCCCGCAGTAGCTAGCGAGACTCCGGTGGCAGCCCAAGTGCCGTCGCCCCGCCAAAAGGTAGAAGACGTTGCGCCTGTTCCAGAATTGAAATCATTGACTACGAGTGTTCTGAATGTTGGCGCGGCGGCTGCGCCACTACCCGGCCCCGCAAATAATGTATTGGCCGTCTCATTAGCCTTTGTAACTGTTATAGTTCCGGAACTCGTAACAGGGCTTCCGGAAACCGTAAATTCGGCGGGCATGACGAGGCCGACGCTGGTTACTGTGCCACTACCGCCCCCACCAATTAATCCACCGGGCGGATTGACGGGAATGATCGTTCCTACGTCTAAGGGGTTCGGGGAGGCCGTTAACTGCCAGTACTGCGGGTATTTAGAGGCTTCCGTGCCGTCTTGCTTGAACCAGCGAACGATGTAGAAGGTGCCGCTGGGTAGAAGATCGGCATTATCCCATAGCAAAACCGGTGGATTGCTGGGGATACTGCCATTTATATCAAGATTGATTGTTTTCTTAAGCGCTCCGGAAACAGTTCCCGGATCAGTAGTTTCCTTAGCATCGTGGCTCAATTCCAGTAAAATATATCCAAAACTCAGTGGCGAGCCAAACTCGTCCTGAAAGTGTCCGCCGGTGAGCTGGAGATTAGGTACGGGCATATTTATCCGAAATAGAATCCATATGAATTATTGCCACTACTGCTCGGTACGCTGGGTAAAAACGCAATAGCTGCCGCGCCCCACTGCGTTTCGGTTCCTCCAGAGAAAGCAGTAGCTATTGTTCCTGCGGTTACGTTTAAAGCATACTGCACTTGTCCGAACTGAACTGCGACGGGATTTGGTCCTAGAGCGTATCCCGACCCCGCAGAGATCAAACCAGTTTCCCCAGCATAAATAGCCACTAATAAATCTGAAGCTGTAGTGGTAAGATTGCCGGGATTGGGAGTACTCGCCGCCCCGGACGTGTTACCGCTATTATCCACACCGCCTGCCCCCGCAGTTTGAGACACTCCGGAGAATTCAAATAATGCAAATTCTACTGTTTTAGTTCCACCATTGCCGCCGGAAGCATAGCTAAAAGTTGTCGCGGTTCCAGAAGAGATGGCAGGGGCATTAGGAACTATTCCAATAAGCGTTTTTCCCTTCCAAAGAGTGCCGCCATCCGCGCCTGCGGAGCCGCCGAGCTGTGTCCAAAATCCCGCACCTTGTCCAGATGTGGATAAAGTGGGTGGTCCCGGTTGAGTTGCATTACTGCTAGTGAACCAGCACGCGGCCATAAGAAAATTGCCGCTTGTTGTATTTGAAGAAAAATTTCCAGTACAAGATATGCTGCCGTTACTTGAGGATGTGGTATGGCCGCCGAGCGTAGATTGTACTAGGGCGATACTCACGGAATCGAAACCAAAATACTAAGATTTACGCGGGTCACCGTAGAGGCCGAATTGACATTTATTTGGAGTTCGTCACCCTGTGCGAGAGCCGTCGTCCAAACACTTAACGCAAGGTTCTCATTTTTCTGCGCCGAACTTAAAGTTGGCTTGTCGGTCGAGGCAATACTGACAGTCGTAGGAAACCCCGCATACGTCGAGCGCAAAACGTCTATTACACAGGAGCCAGATTGATCCGCTGTTAAAACCCACCCGGTCACCGTACAAGCGGTCGGAACTGACCACTGTCCTTTTGCGCCGGTTGTAATCGCAGAACCGCCGCCATCAACTTGAAAATTGAACGATGCAACTCGTGTCGCCGCCGCTACAATCGGAATACCGCCCGGCGGATTAGTAGGAATCAAAGTGCCTACGTCGGTTGGATCGGTGGATATCACCCAAAACTGCGGTCCAAAAGCGTTGGTGCCGTCGCTCTTAAAGCCCCGAACAATATAGTAACTACCTGCGGGTGTAAGCAACGAATTAATAAACAAATACGTTGGCGGATTACTTGGAATATTTCCGTTAGTATCCAGCGTGACAATTCGCTTGAGCCCCGCAACCACTTGCTCAGGAACACTGCCTAAATTGCAGTCATGGCTGAGTTCAATAAGCAGGGTGCCATTAGAAAGCGGGGAGCCTTCTAGGTCCTGAAACAATCCACCCTTAATCTGCGCCATGCCCGTAGGTGTCGCCATTTAGCTCCAGAACGTCAATGAATTCATATCTGCTACACGGGTATGATTAGGTGACCGCGCCACATTTTCTAGGAACCACTCGGAGGTTATATTATTAAGGTCTGCCCAAAACAGTGCCGCATTCGTATTGTCTTTGGCAGTGCCATCGAACACGCCATCGATTTCTGCGAGTACTCTCAAAAAATCCCGGTCCCAAGCATTCGGAAAGCCAATGGGTTGTTCCAAAGTTGCGGAGCATTTATAGATGTTCTGAATAACGTCGAACCAATTACCCCAGCCCTTTTTAACTCTCGTAGCGATCACCTGCGCGATCAAGAGACTTGCGGCGTGGCCACCGTAGGTCCTGCCGTGTCGCCAAGCTGTCAATGCTAGCTGACCTTTGATTAGGTCTGCGTAGCGACTGCTGCCTACCGTTTGTTGCGGGGCGGTACTGATACCGTAATTTCCCAACGAATATCCCATTATTTCTTCACATGCTTTGGCAGGTGCTTGCCACGAGTTGCGTTATCCCATTCTTTCAATCGCGAGGCCCCGAGTACGGATGGATGACTGTGAAGATAGCCAGCTTGAGCCTGCGAAACAAACGGATTGCTGGGCACCAATCCACCTTTCGACGGGTCGGCGGCAGCGGGCATCGGCCCTTGTGCGATCTCGACGTTTTTACCGGTGAGACGAGACTTAACTTTCTGATGTTCGTGTGTATAATCCAAGGGCTTTACTTCAGTATGCCCGGCACATTGATCGTATACACAATTGGGATCGCTGCATTTCATTGTTCTTCTCCTATTGGTGCGGGTTCGCTCAAAGGTTGCGAGGCCCCTTGCATTACACTGCTAAGTCCGCGTCCGGCCTGCTGTTTGATTACGGTGCCGAGAGCTTGTCCAGTTCCGGACTCGGCGGCTTTTGCAACTTTTCCCGCCAATCCAAGACTTTTCCAAACTGCGGGGTGATTGGCAACGTAATCTAGCATTTTCCGTCCGCCCTCAAATCCTCCGCCTTCGATTGTCAATCCTAATAAAGTTCCAACTCCTGCGCCTATAGGATGAGCGATGGGTCCAGAGATGGCAGACAACACACCTAAACGCATCAATCTCTGAACTTGAGCGGCGCTTTTGGTATCCTGCATTAGCTGTTGGATAGCGGTGTCGCCAATCTTAGAATCAAAGAGACTGTTCTTGGCTTCATTTGGTAACTTTGCCCACTTCTGGACAAGAGCTGTCGGATTCAATCTTCCATTTGGAGAAGCATCTTCTAGCATCGTACTGAAAACATTTTTACCAATATCTTTAGCCCCGTCATCGCCCAACAGTCCAGTCAAGGCTTTAACCTTGGCTCGGGCATCACCACTCATGAGATACTTGCCAATGTCTTCTTTGGTCCCTGTGCGTAAAACATTGGCTGTCGCATAAGCAATGCGATCCTCTGGTTTTCCAGACGGAGTGAAATATTTGATTTTGTTTTTGTAGTCTTTTCGAAGTGCCGCGTAATCGGATTTAGCAGCAGTATCCCCAGATTGATCTGCCAACTTTCCCAAAGTATCGTCCACGGAAGGTAGCAATTTATAAAGCGTTCGGGCATTAGGGTCGCCGGGCGGGTAAGAATCCGCCAATTTTCTAACGGCTTGCCGGAAATCAACTAAATCATTTACTTTCCACGCCTGCCCTTCTTGCGCAGCGGCCTTATCAAGCAAAGCCTTCACTGGTTTGTCCATTCTTTCGCCAGCGGCTTCTTTCGCAGCAGCCACCAACCCGTGCTCGGCTGGTTCGGGAGCCTTAATCAATTCTTTTGCAGTAGCGGCGATAGGACTGTCCGCATGAGGAACTTCTTTATCGCCCAAACGTTCGGTCAAATCTTGAATGCCCGCCTCGAACTTCGTGTGCATGGATTGCTTGGCGGCATCTACGGCGTTTTTAGCACCTTCGGTTACTTCTTCCTTGGATGGTGCAGCTTCGGCAACCTTGCCGAGTGTTTCTACGGTTTGTGCGGCTTTGCCGCCTTTTTCAAGAAGGCTTCCGGCACCTGCCCCGACTGCGCCAAGAACACCGGAAGTCCCGGCCATCGTTGCGCCTTCTTTGGCGGCCTCGTCAACATCCCCGCCAGTCTTGGCAAGAGTCTGCGTTCCTTGTACCGCTCCTTGCCGCGTAGCCTCGCCGACAATTTCAGTAGCCTTTGGATAGTTCTTCATGGCATCCGCGCCAATCTGAACAGCTTTCATCAATTTCGGGGATTTCTCAAACATTTGAGCAACGCCAGAGGCGGCCTTAAGTTTATCCGCCAACGACAAACCTTTTAGAGCCTCGTCGCCCAAGAGAAATTCAGTCAGCGTTTCCCCTCCGTATCCAATCCGCCCCGCAGTATTATTAGTGGCTTGCTCTTTATTGTGCTGGACGGATTTCTCTACGGTGTCATAGGGATTCTGATCGGGTCCTAGTTTAGGAAGACCGAGAGCATCACCTAATTTCTCGGAAACGTAACTTGTACCGGGAATGTGGCTGCCGATCTTGCCCAGCCCCGCAACTGTTTCAGCAGCACCAGAAGCAATTCCCTGCCCCATTCGTTCTAAGAATGGTGCTTGCGGGGCGGCGGGTTGTCCGGATGTGGACTGATCAAGACCGGCAGATAAATCTATACCGGACCCCGCATCTTGTTTGGGAACCAACCCCGCCGAAATATCAATTGGCTGTGGTGTCGGAGTAGCCATTAATTTGTGACCTGATATCCTTGAGCTTGCGCGGCGGCTTTAGCAGCATTCGCATCGCCGGTAGGATTGGCTTTCTGCCACGCGCTGAGACTAAATGTATGAGATTGCGGGGCTGCTGGCGGATTCTGTGCGCTCCCTGCCGACGTGCCATATCCGATATCTTGCCCAATGATGCCTTTATAGGCTTTTTGTGCTTGCGGCGAAATCAAATTATTCAATGGAGAAACCATCCCCGGAGGAGAGCCATTATCCCATTGAGACTGCAAAGAATCGAATTGACCTTTGAGTAGTCGGGCAACTTCTTGAATATTATCTTTCAATTTACTAGGAACATTGGTATTCAACTTATCTTTCCAACCTTCAACTTCATTTTTATCGGCTACACCCGCTTTATACGCTTTTGCTAGTTCTTCTCCGACCGCATCTTTTGCCACGTTTAGACGATTCGCTTGTTGACGAGCAGAAGAACCGAACGCTCCGATTTGAGTTAAATCCTTTAATCCGCCAATGGTAGAAAGGGCACTGATATTGTCATTTGCCTCCTTCAAGTGTTCCATTGCTGTGCTAAATGCTCGGGTACCTTGAGCTTCTTTGCCCGAAGTAAATCCCATACGAGTTTTCTCGTATATTGGAAAACGAGAAGCATCGAATCCCGGATGAGTAGCATCTCCGGGGAAAGCATTGGCGAGGATTTCTAAATAATTCTGACCTACCGAAGTACGCAGGGCTTGAGCAGTATATGGAATGGTTCCTTTGCCAATCAAACGCACTGCGTTTTGTTTTTCCGAAGGTAAGCTATTTATATACGTATTATCGATACCGTTCTCAAGTGGGCCGTGTTGAGTATTTGCGGGCGCGGCTTCGGCTTTTTTCTTAGCCAAATCTAGTTGCTTAATTTGGCCTTCGAGTTGTTCGTTAGTTAGTTGCTGAGATTCTTTCTTAGCTTTTGCTTTTCCAGTTGGAGTGCCTTCTTCGGCGTTGATTCGTGCGGTTTCCGTAGCTGCGGCTTTTCCAGCAGCGATACGATCCTCGCGTTTTTCCTTGAGACCTTCGAGTTCGTCTTTACCCACCAAACTACGCATAAGCCCCGCAGCTTGAGGATTCTTTGCCTGAAGGTTATTAATCTGATTGTCGATTTCTGTAGAGGAACCATCGTTGTGGTAGGCTTCAATGGCGGGCAATAATCCCGGATTCTCTTTGATCTTGTCCACTACATTAACTTTGCCCGGTCCAATGGCCTTATCAATCTCATTCTGCGTCTGATCAACGAGGTCCATACGATGATTCATTTGGGCCAGAACTGCGGAAGAAACGGTTGCACCTTCAGGAATTTGTGTAGACGATCCCTGCTTCTGAAGGCCGTATTTCACCATCTTGTCATATTTTTCTTGCGTAAGCGGGGCCTGCGTAGTTCCGTCGATAACGCTGTACGTCAGTTGAGAAAGCGGAACGCCATTTTCGTCCGTCGCCCGCGAGCCATCCGGTTTGAAGACAGCAACTTTACCATCCGGCACTGCGATATATTTGGACGGATCGTAACCTTTCTTCATCAATTGATCGGACGGAACGTCTTTGTCTTTAACCGCTCCAGTATTAGCCCACTGAGCCAAATCATCGGCATGATTGGAAACGATTTTATCTTTCTGTTCGTCGTTTTCCTTGCCGATAGCGTAAGCAGATTTCATGGCGTCGAAATTCGCCTTCATAATCTGCGCTTGGCGGACTTTGGCCTGTTGCTGGCGCTCAAAATCTTCCTTAGCCATTGCTTGGTTCTGTGCCTGAACAGCATTGCGTTGCTGTTGTGCGGCGGCGAATCCAGCGGCGGCGGATCGACCTTCGCTTCCGGGACCGCGCTCCCCCGCGCCCGCGAACATTCCCGTGAGGGCACCGGCTAGGATTCCCTTAGCCAATTGGCCAGAAGTTTGAGGAACACGGGTAACCGACATCGCCCCAGTTTGTGGATCGACGGAATATTGCGTTTGATCCCCGCCCCCCAGAGCGTTCAAGAGATTATGAAAAAGATTCGCCTTTGGATGCGCGGCTACGACCTGAATGGGCGGACCCTGCGGCTGGGCAGGCGGAGCCATCGGCGCGGCAGCGACCGGAGGTTGTCCAGAACTGGACTGATCCGGTTCGGGAGACTCGTCTACTTCTGGTGCTTCTATTACCTGATCATCATCTGCCATAATTATCCTGTCGATGAACCTACGTCGCCCCAACCACCTGAATCCGACGGAAGGAATCCTCCTCCGCCCCCGCCACCAGAGCCGCCGCTACTGCCCTTCATCAAGCCGCTAGTAAGTCCACTGGTGATCCCCCCGAGCGCCCCGCCAACGACATTCATCCAAGAATTGTCTTGCTGAGCAATTTGATTTGCCGTATTTGCAGTCGCCGATCCTGCTCCAGTAACCGAATTCCCCGCACTTATGGCAGGATTAAATACATTGGGAGCACCGGATAAAATTCCAGCAGCTGACAACCAATTTTGTCTGCCGACTTGGGCATTTTGTAGATTAATATTTGACAGTTCGTTGGCGGTTTGGCCAGCTCCAGCTTGTGCAATATTTGCTTGCAACTGAGCAGTAGTGCCACTTGGAAGTAAAGCATTTCCTCCACCCGCTGCGGCAGATCGTTCTCCGGCGGCCTGTGCAGCATTACGATAAGCCTGCCCGGTCTGCGTAATGGCTTGAGATTGAAGATTAGCCAATTCCGGTGCGGTAAATCCGTTTTGACCGGGACCGGCTGCGGCAATTGGTTCAAAACCAGCGGTTAAGCTATTGAAAATATTTGACGAATCCCCAAATATTTGTTGAGCGCGATTGCTTAGACTATTTAGATTGTCAAGCTGCTGATTATAGATTTGCTTTTGGTCGGTTCCGGCTCCACAAGCTAATTCAGTCAATCCGTCGTACCAAAATCCTTCTTTCTCAAGGACTTGGCCTGATACCATATCGACGGTTATTGTTGTATAAATATATTGCATTATCGCGCCTTATGTGATATCATATTTGGATGATTAAGCCAGTTTGGAAACCAATTCCCGGATATGACAAGTTTTATGAAGCATCCACTGACGGGCATATTCGTAGAATAGGAAAATCTCAAGTTCTAACTCCATCTACAAACAATATTGGTTATCATCGTGTTTGTATGGCATGTTGATAATGGAAAACAAATTAACAAATATGTGTGTCACGATTGATCGCCGTCACATTTGTTCCTAATCCGGATAACAAATCAGAAGGTAAACCATATCAATGGAATTAAAACAGACAATCGAGCATGTAATTTAGAATGGTCAACTCGTTCGGAAAACGAGACCCACGCCTACCAAACGGGCCTCGCATCTGTTGGATCAGCACACAGCCAATCAAAGATATCCGAAGAGGACGTGAAGCGGATTCGACAGTTGCGAGCGGAAGGTTATTTACTTCGCCAACTGTCTTCAATGTTTAAACTTAGCGAATCAACGCTCAGTTCAATTTGCCATCGGCAAATATGGAAACACGTTGATTAAAAGGTTTTCCGATAATCAGGACAAACTGTAAATCCTAATTTTTCACAGAACCGAATCAGCGCTTTTGACGTACTGTCAAAAACTAATTCACTAAAACCTTGTGCTTTTGCTTGATTCACAACTTCCGGTAAATTGGCCGAAAGCATTTTCTTAATTCTATCTTTCCCAGCAGTGGGTGAAAAATCGATATCGAGGCGAAGGGACGATGAATATCGAACCACGCAGACCGGACCTTGTTCATCAGAATAAAGAATAGTTTTCGTACCCGGCGTATAGTAAAAATCAGGTGTACTATTGCTGTGATCGGGCTCCGCCGCGATCCATTCGGCCAATAATGCTTTATCGTTCTCGTCTAAGGTTCTTAATATCATTAGGATTGTAAGGGGATATACGTAATGGTCGCTGTTATAGCGACGTTCGATAAACTTAAATTAGTAATAGTTACATACACGACATTGCCTTGTGGATTGTCACCATTCGATCCATCGGTATTCGTATATTGGAATATCGTAGGAGCTGAGTCGATTTCAACATCCGAGATAATTCCCTGTCCGGTGGCCAGTCCTATCGGAATTCCTAGTCCGCGTGATAGATCGGTAGATTGCGCGGAAGACGTAGAATACAGCCGGACCCGGCAAGCATTATTGACGGCCAGCGTATACAATAAAAACGACTTCGCCAGTAAAATCGTGCCTTGAAACGTATTCCCTGAAATGATAATAGGGGTTGTTATCGAGGCTGTTTTTGAAGTCGGAGGATTGCCGGGCGTTGTAGAACCGCCGGAACTAGTCGCTGTAATAACGGCGGTTGTAGTTGTAGACGATCCTTGAGAAGTTACCGGGGCGGCCAGCGGTGCGCGAAACTGAGGAACTTTACCGCCAACATGGAAATCAATGATGTTGTTGGTCGAAGGGAAAATGCCCGGCAAATTCGGCAGAGAACAAATCTGGATGACGTTACGAGGCGGGAGCAAATATTCTTCTATTTCTGGGGACGAGGGCGGGGGTACCTCGATCTGTCGATATTTCGACATATCAACATTTAGCCCTCTATTTAATGTATCAATCATGGTATAATATGAAAATGACTGAAAAATGGCTTCCCGTTATTGGTTACGAAAGTACCTATGAAGTGTCCAATTATGGACAAGTTCGAAGAAGTTCTGGCGGGCAGGGTTGCCGCGCAGGGCGAATATTGACTCCCGCTATTGATAATTTAGGATATGCCAGAATCCATCTGCATCAGCATGGCATCAGTCGAACATTAAAACTTCATAGAATAGTCGCCGCCGCGTTTGTATCCAATCCAAATAATTATCCTGAAATTAATCACAAGGACGGAGTTAAGGCCAATAACAAAGCAACTAATTTAGAATGGACCACTCGTTCCAAAAATATTCAACACGCTTTTGATACTGGATTAAAATTCCCATCTCGTAGCAATGTCAAATTAACTGATGACAAAGTTCTACAAATTCGAAAATTACGAAGAGACGGATTAACTCTCAGAGCATTGGCCGACTTATTTAATGTTGGCGAAACTACCATTAGCCATGTCGTACATTATCATTACTGGACGCACTTACCTTAGCTTTCCACAAATAAAGCTCCATAGACTGTTGCAGATAACAACTCGTTTTGTACATTTTCCGCAGGAAAGTCAATGCGCCATTGCATGTGGCGACAAACAGCGGGTTGATCCGTCTCAGATAAATAATATCGCAAAGAGTATAGAGATGCGCTTTCGTGCAATGTTGGTGGGTCTTCGGTAGGATTGTTAATTGGAGAAAACGCGCCCGTATACTGCGGCACACATTCATCTAATAAAACACTTATTGAAGGTTGTGTGCCCGTCGCCACGCAATCTACGGATATAAACATGACGCCAGCCAGCTGTCCGGGATTCGCCAGCACATGACTGCCGACCGTCGCAAACCACGAATAGTTGCTGCTATTATCCTGAAATGAACTGATGCTGCGATTCAGAATAGGACCGGAGGTCGTTGGCCCCAACAAGAGATTGTGTACGCCCGGCGAGGTTTCAATTGATTGGACCGCCTTCGCCCCGCCAACAATGGAGGCAAAAGGTGACCATGTGATTCCCTGCTCCGGTGAAGGAGTTGGGCTGACTCGGTACCATCCAGTCGAACCATTAGAAATGAACCACGCCGAATCTTCCCCAGAAGAATGCCACGTAACATACGCAGCAGTAGGACTGATCGACGTAATTACGTTGCCAATCGTAAATCCAACGTCTGACGGACCCGAGGACGGATTCAGAATAACGAATCGCTTATCAGACGTGTAGAAACCCATATCCGCGCCATTAATATCAAGCGCGTTGTAGTTCAATAGACCAATGCCCTGTAAATACGGATACGCGGGCTGAATTGGGTTGCTGGCGGTTCCCTGCCCGATGATTACGTATATATCGGACACCGTAAATACAAACAACCCGGCAGTAGTCGGAACAAGTCGTCGCACCAACGAAGGAAATACTTGGGTATTCGCTGGGGCAACACCTTCGATTCCGTTTCCTACGGGCGCATCCGGTCCAGAAGTCCAATAAACCGTGTTTCCGACGCTGAAGAAGATGCGGCTGAGATGGTAGGTTAGATTTTGAGCGCCATTCGCCGGAGGGGTGTTCTCGCCCGCAATCGGAGCCTCAATTAAATTGTTCAGCCCCGTATCCGGGGTGCTATCTACGTATCCATTCTGAAGATATTGAGAAAGAGGAACGGTATAGATCGAATTTCCAGTTCCGGGAATGAGGAACGGCGTGGTTTGCCCATCCGTTGTTCTGAATATGGCGACCCAATCGGATTGCGGATCGATGTTTGCGGTTGCGGGCAGCCCGCCGGTAATGGTGATTCCCGAAGCTCCGATGAAATTGCCTGTCGCAACACTAAACCCAGAAGCATTCGAAACCGTGTTAGTCATGGTGTTGACTAACGCTACGACGTATTGAAAACCGCCGTTGAAAGCGCTAATCGTGCCGGGAGTTGGCGCGGACGCTGGACCTTTATTGATCCAAACTAGATTTGGATTATCGTTGGTAAGCTGATTAAGGCCGGTAGCAAACGTCGGCGTTACCGTTCCGCTAACACCAGCCTCGAAGGGCGCTTCGGTGTTATTATTCGGATCGGTGATCGTGGTGTTCGCCAACGTAACGGCAACTTTAGCCCGCCACGCAAAATCTGTAACTGGTCCTAAATTGTCCCATTCGTATGCCTTGCTCCCCGGAACAGATGGAACCGCTGGGTTGCCGATTTGAGTTTCGACAATGTTTGCGTAATTGGGAGCAAAAGCTTTACTGAATCCCGGAAAACTGGGAATTGACGTTCCCGTTTCAAGCGGAGTGGGCGTAATCTGAGCGCCGTTCGCAGTAACCGTGAATACTTGGAACGTATCTTTTTGCGCGAACGCCCATTCGAAATTGTACGTACCAGCGGTTGGGCAGTTTACAGTTAATGTCTCACCCGCGCTAAAATCGCCGGGAACGTTGTTTCCACCAACCAGCGGATATCCATTCCAAGGGCTAAGAGTACGGGTAGACAAACCGGTATTCGGCCCCGAGACGTACGTCGCCCCGCCGTCCATCCCAAGATAAAACCCATCGTTATGCCCAACTAGAAAACTGACAGGACCCGCCTGATTGACGGTCATGGTCCCAAACAGCATCATTTCCCAGTTCGTTGTAGCACCCGCCCACGGGGTTGTGGAGGTAGCCGCGCTGCTCTCGCCCGCGCCGTTAAGGGTATAGACCACAATCGGCTGGAGGGAGGTATTGTAGCGATTCCACAGATGCGAATTGATATTGGTCGCGGTCGCGGCAATTACTAGCGGAGTAGCCGTGCCAAATAGAACCGGTGCGCCCACCGAACCGCCCCAGTCACCATCAAATACGCCGGAAGCGCTGTGAGCGACAAACTTCGCCGTCATCAACGTGGACAGTTGAACGGAAGGTTGGGCGATGGAAAGCCGGAACAGACATGGCGTTCCTCCGGCAGTTTCTACAATGAGAGCGCCAGAGGCAAAATTAGTATGCGAGGCCCAGACCGCCGAAGCAGTGTTCGCCACGCAATGCCAGACAATTGTTCCTTCAGTAAAATTATCGCCGACAGAAGGAGACGTTGGAAATGAAATCGTAGAACCGGTGGTTCCAGTAGTCGTCGCCTGCCAAATATTGTTATTGCTGCTACGAGTGTCAATTACCACGCCCGGCAAGGAATAGTACGTGTTCGCGTGCCACGCGGCAGACGCCGAACCCACAGTTACCGTCGGGGGTGAAGTAGTTTGCGCTATCCCCCAATTTTCTACGGGATTTCCGCGATTAACCCAAATAGCCGTACCGTCAACTGTGAATCCGCCCTGCCACGGAGGAGTATTGCCAGCAGCAGGTACTGTCGTGTTCCAAGTCGGAACACTGCCCCCAGTTACAGCCGAAGGCGTCCCGCCAATAACCGTGAAATTTCCGGTATCGGCGGCAGAAGCATAATTGGCGTGAGCGGCATTAACTAACGTCGCGGTTACGGTAGTGCCACTCGCAGTGACGACGTTAATCGTCATGCCGTCCAACCACACCGCCGTTGCCATATTCCAGATAACGTAATTCTGTCCGACCGTAATCCCGGCAGTTGAACCAACTGTCAAGGTCAGGGTCGGCGCAGTATACGCAACGTTAGAAATCGTTGTAAGCGAAGTTGCCAGCAATTGCTGAAGATTGCCGTTGCTGTCGATTACATACGTCGTCAGAAATGGTGTACTGACGGTGCTCAGAGTTGTGCTATTGGCAATGTTCGGCAGTGCCCCGCTCGCATTGCGGGTAAACAACGTCTGGACCCATTTCTTTTGGTCAATGCCGTTGGCAAAGAAAAGATTGTTTCCGACCGACTGCATGAAAGACTGCCCAGCACCCGAACTCTTTGTGAATACTAGAATTCGTGAATTGGCAGTTCCGTCATATAGCGCAGTGGTTTCGTCCACCATGACACGGATTTGCTCGGTTGTAGCGTTAAATTCCCTGAAGGAATAAAACGCATCTACCGGGCCAAAAGTGCTGGAATTATAGACAGGATTGCCCGGCCTACGAGCAAGCGTCAGACGTGGCGTAATTTCACAATTACTGCCATCGATAAGTGCGTCGCCCCGCGTGCCGAGATAACGTTCCTCGTATGCAGACCCCGCACTTCGAAGAGGAGAGCGATTAGTGTTTAAACCGCTCCAAAACCTCGACGTGTATAGCGGGGCATAGCGCGGTGGTTTCTGACTCTGCGCTCCTGCAAGCTGTAATGATCCGGTCATTAAGTTTGTCGCGCCTGCGTGCCTTGCTGCAATATCATTTCTTTCTGAGTCGTTGCAGCCGAAACAGTCTGCCAATTATTAAGGAAAAGATTAACTTCTGTGGCGGTAAGGCCCTGTGAAGCTCCTAGCAACGAGGAAATAAATCTCTGGCGAGCGCCAATCCAGCGGGAATCGTCGGCGAATTCGTACATATAGGACAGAAATCCCAATTGATAAATATAAGAGTATTCATCGGGAATCGGCCCCCATGTTTGATTCAAAGACGTAAATAACGCGGCTTTATTTTGTACAGTTATGGACACGGGATAGACTTTATCCGGAACGGGTAGCAGCCTGAAAGTGATGGTTCCGTTCAAATCATCCAATTGTGCCGAAATATTGGCGGGCCTCGCCAATGAAGTATCGAGCGTCAAATCAATTTTGGGGGTTAATGGATACCATTTGCTCGGGCTAACTCCGGTATCTTGAACCGATGCGTTTTCAATCCATCCGAAATTACTTGCTTGAGCGTAATCTTGCTGCCCAATAATGGTATTGAAAGTAATTACTTGCCGGTTCCAGCGCCATTTAAATGGCGGCCCCATCATGGTTTGTTTTACCACGTTGGCTGCCGTAATCGCGGGTTCCTTAAAATCCCCAAGCGAAAGTTGGCGATTAAACACGAATTTCTTCGCCCACTCCATGCTAGAGAGAAGCGTATTTGTAGAAGAAGCTGGCATGATTAGACGTAGACAACGGTTACGACTACACTCGAACTAGGCGAAGTATTTCCAGCGGTGCCGCCCGCCGTGGTACAGGCGGCGGACAGAGCAGTTCCAAAAGTCATCCCAGAAGATGCCGCAGTACTAAACACGTAAGTTTGTACTTTGTTGGCGGCAACGAGAAGCACCTGATCGGGAACGGTCGTTCCTACAGTGACACTGCCGCTGGCGAGATTGTACAACTTCACATAGGACGCCGCGCCATTCAAAGTATTATCAACTTGAACGTAATACACAACAGCAGAGGAGGCTTTAATCCCATCTGCGGTACCGCCCATTGCGGTATCTTGAAATATAATTTCACTTGCGGGCGAAGCGACAGTTACTTGGGTAATGGCCATGTTTATCCCTGTTGACTGATAATTTTCAGTTCTTTAAGCCACGTTTGGCGGCTCTTAGCAGAATATTTCTGAAGGCTAGCGCGATTCTTATAGTTCAATATTGCAGATTTCCAGCCAATAGCAGTCCGAATCTTTTGGACAATGTCGCTTGAATTTGTGGTGTCAGCTCTCGATGATTGAATGCTCCACGGAACCTGATCAGAAACGACAATAGGAACACCAACTGAAGCGGCGTCTGCCGCGACGATGCAGAAGGTCTCGCTGAAGGATACGGACAAGGATACGTCCATCGTGGCTAGCGTCTTGATGAAGTCTGCATGATCCTGCCACGGATGCTCAACAAGAACATGGCGGGAACCAAGAAACAAAGCGCGTAGATTTCGGAGAACACTGTCTCCTCCGGTCTCTTCCCGGCTGACGTTGACGTGAAACTGGATTTTGGTGCCCGTCATTTCCCCGTATTCCATCGAGGCTACCGCTTGGATAAGCTGATTCTTAAAGGGTCGAATCGCGCCAAAACATCCAACATTCAGAACGTTATCCGACCCCGGATTGCGCAATAGCGGAACTTTGGGGTAAAAATTAGGAAGCAGGAAGACCTTGGAATCATTCTCAACAATAGATTGAAGATCGTCCAGTCCCCGCGTAGAATTAGTAGCTACGAACACATCTGGAATCTGTACATATGCTTTCAGCCACTCGACAGCCATTCCTTCTTGCGCCAAGAACGGAACTTCGCTATGAATGCGAACTACCCATTTAACATTGGGATGAAGCTGCTTCAAAACATCGAATTTGGAAGGCACTACCCACAAGGCTTCGATAATTACTACGTCCGGATTAAAATCATGAACTTCTTTGTCAATTGAATTGTTGTCCACAACATCGACCAATTTTGCTTCGATTCCTATGGCGTTCAACATATCTACGACAAATTGCGCCGAATTCAACAGTCCGCTAGGAAACGTTTGACTATATCCATCGTGATAGGCGTGTCTTTGCTTTACTAGAAATAATACTTTCATTTTAATCCTTTAAGTCAGAGTAGGGTGGGGATTACGCCTGCCGAGCAGACGAAGGATTAATAGGGCCAATCGCAAGCAGTAGGTAGAAGGAATTCCGCCTACTGGCCCCGCATAGGATTTATTGGAAGGTCTACTGCCGCGACGAAGTTATTGAGAAGGTGCCCTAAAATCTCTAATATACTTTGCAAGATTAGCTAGACGCTTTGGATTATCTAGGGCGTTTCCTAATGTCAAATTGCACGAATGGCAAAGAAGACCACGAATACATTTTCCGCAGCATTTTCTTCCGGGACAACAGGAATGATCATGATCAACCATGAATCGATTGTATTTGCCACCCGGTTCATCGGTTTTACATGCTTTACACCGATTATTCTGATCGGCAAGCATTTTATTGTATTCTTCGAGCGTTATGCCAAATCTCTTTTTATATTCATACCCACGAAATTGATCGGGGTTGTTCTTCCGTGCGTCGCGTTGCCTTTGTTTGGCAACTTCGGCATTTGCGGCGTACCATTTTTGATATTTACTTGGATCGTAGGGTGGGCGACCCGCTTTCTTTACTGCTTTGGCTCGGTCGGTTTGACGACGATTCAATTCACATTGCTTGCATCGTCTGCGCCTGCGACCATTTTCAATTGCGTAATAGACATTATCTTCGGTTAATTCGTGTCCGCGTTTACAATGTGTTCTTGAAGCAGGCATATAATACTCTATATTATACACCATTTATATGTTCTTAACAACAACAATATATTGTGGTCAATTAATAAGCACTACCAAATGGTGGACCCGAGAACGGCCAGCTCGGTCCGAACCAGCCCCCTAGTCCTCCGCCGTCCATACAGCTACTTCCGGGATAGAAACCGTAATCATCCAATTCTCTATCGGCCTGTTTCACGGCGGCGTCGAGGCTGGTCAGCCACAATTTGTATTCGTCATTGAATCTTGCTCGCACCTTGGCATCGGGATGACGCCGATAGCATTGGGCAAGAAACCCATCCATGAAATATTGGCTATAGGCATCGGGGATGGGATCAATGGTTTGCGTTAAAGCAGTAAATCTCTGAAAACTCATCTGAGCAAGGGGGTTTATTTGCCAAACCTGTCCTTGCTGCGGAGGAATTGGACTCAAGCGAAATCCCTGTCCATTGGGATTAATAGCGGTCCAAACCACACTTCCATCATTTACTGTTACGGCGGAAGTTGTGGGATTTTGGAGCGTCGGATACTGATTGCTTGGGTTCTGATTTGTCAGAAATGGATTAGTATTTCCGCAAGTGCCGTACGTGGTAACTACCCACAAATTGCCGAAGGAATCCTGTACTTGAGTAATAGGATTAAGTGGCATTGCGGGCTGCCCCGCCGGATTTGTAATGACAACGCCGGGGCCGGGATTATTTTGTCCAGTCGGAGTTGCCAGTTCCGTCGCCCCCCATGTTCCTGTAAACAATAATTTATTTGGAAGTGCCGCAATCTTCGAAGGCCATCCGTATTGAACGTACGTGGCAATCAAATCCTTGCGGGCTTCCATCGGAATCTTAGGTTTTGGTTGAGAAGTGAGATTAAATTCGTTCGCGTAACAGCTCTCAAGCCACGAGATTCCTACCAAACCCGGAATGAAATAATCCTGCTGCCAGCTATTGGTGAAAAACGGAGTGATATTAACTCTATTCCATTTCCAATTATATGGCTGGGTTCCGGGACCTCCGTTGATCATTTCAGACAACACGGTGTTTGCAATTTGCAGGGCTGGTTGATCTGAGTAACCACCCGTGGCCAATGCAGGTGCGGTATCGCCGTTAGCCAAGGCATTATCGACGACCTGCTGAAGAGAAACTGTACTGCCGTTGTTAATTAACGCCATCAGATTTTCTCCAAGGTGATGCGCAATGCGTATTGCATCGTCGCCGGAGTTCCGGAGGCATACCCAGAAGTTGCGTATTTAATCGCTGTGCCAGATACAGAATTTAATTGCATCGAACCTTGCTGAAAAGTAGTAAGAGTATTTCCAGCATTAGTTGGAGTCACATCGAAAGTCTGCGCAGTTGTATTATGCGCGTCTGTCCATGTAATAGTGGTTTTAGGAAGAGTCGAGGACGCGCCATCAGCCGTAGTTACGATGCTGTATACCGATACACGATAGAATCCCGCAGAACCGGGAGTTACCAGAGTTGTTGCAGAAATATTCGCAGTCTGTGCGGTTAAATCAACCTCTGTTGCAACTGAAGCCGCCGTCGAGGTATAAGCACTAATATTGCCTGAGCCGTCAACTTGCCACGATACATTAGTACCACCACCCGGAGCTGCTGGCGTAGTATTATTAAGATTGACGCTCATTTACGCTCCGTTGACCAATACTGGTTTTCCATTGGGTGGATTTGTTGAATTAACTTGAATCCTAGTATCATAGAAATTCACATAGAAATCGTAATCGTCGCTCACCGGAGCGCCGTTTATTTGAATGCTTTTATTAGTAAATATATTACTGGGGACGTATTGCAGTAACGCTTGCTGGAATATAAGAACTTGCTGATCAGTTGGAGTTGTAGGGGAAACGGGGATTGTTTGAATCCCCGTAACCGTTACCGTCGGCAGACCGGGCGTACTCTGAATATCTCCAGTGAGGGGATATGTGGTTTGAGGATAGAGTTGCTGATTAGGCATTAACGAAGATTGGTATCTTTCATGACATCGTGAACAAATTGCTTCGCCCGAACATCGTTGTCCTCGCTGTGGTGCTGGAAGGTGATACCAGTACTCATAATATTGTCGGTCGGCCAGCCAATGGCCTCTTTGTAGGCTCGCATATCGGATTCAAATGCCAAGCGACCTTCCGATGCATCCATTGCATAATCGAGTTGATTTGGGGGACGCCATGTCTTTCCGCACCGCTGACAGCGCTGCCAAATCTCATTGGTAGGAAGCAGATGGCGGATAACCGCGTAATCGCTATCAGTGCCCCCGCGTTGCAGGGCTTCTAGACCACGACCGCCCTTACGATGGCTGCAATTGGCCTGCTGAACTGTCTGGTCCGCGACCATTTTCTTCAGCTCGCGGCCTTTGGATTTATACCCTTCAAAACGCATCGTGCGTTTATTGTCGCGCTCTGCGAGGCGTTCGCGAATATCCTGCGAGTCGGCTTCTTCTTTATCCAACGTAATGAACAATTTACGTCGTTCGAGTTCTTCTGTGGTCAACGAATCAACATCTGCTGCCAATAACTGTGCTTTAGTCTTTTGTTTTGCTTTCACTTCGTCAGTCATATAATCCTATTAAGGTTTGAGGTAAGGTTCTTTATCGAACAGAAAGTCTTGCCAATTCGCGGGCCTCGCGGATTGCGTGCATAATAAACTTAAGATTGTTGGCGAACAGCAATGCCGGAACCGTGCCATTCTCGAAGAAATCTCGCTTAAGCTGCGCGAATTTGTCCTGATCAGTGATGGTAAAATTCAACAACACGCGATCATCTTCATCCTGATAACGGAGTTCTGTCCCCGAGAATGGAATACCATTTGTCAGGAAAAAGGCAGCCAACCGCGAATCTTGAGTTTGGTATTGCATTAGAAATTGTTCCGTAAGCTTTTCATTGTCATGTTATATCGTTCAGATGCGGGGCCGGTGGCAGAGCCGAATGCCTTGTTAATTTGTTGTTCGGTCAACATTTCTTTCATTCTCATTTGCAACAAACAAGTGCGCCACCCCCTATACCGGCTATCCAGCGGAACACCCTTATCATCAAAGCGCATTACTTCGAACTCGATCATGTAGGGTCTTTGCACCCAGCAAGCAACTTGTGGTTCGGTCATTCCATTCTTCTGGACCCACAGGGCGAGTTTCTGGGGGTGCCCCATCTCTCGATAAAAACATGTCAACTTGCACTTCTCGCGCAGAATGTTAATGAACTGGTCATAGGTTAGAATGCGCCCGACGCGCGGTCCCATATCGGCGTATTCTTCGGGTTTAACCCACTGATACTGCGAAGCGATTGCGGCATTGCCCTCTTTCCAGCGAGCTAATTCTTCTTTATTTTGCTCACTGCTGGTTTCATGCCGATTCCGGGCATATGCGGCCATCGCCGCTTCCATCTCTGGCGTGTCCTTGCCCAGAATCTCGTCGTTATACGTTTCCCAGCGGGCTTTGGTCATGCCGCACCCTTTTTAGATTGCGACCAAGATTCTAAATATTTAGCTGCCTGTTTTAGGATTTCTGGATTATCTTTACTTAATCCTAGCATTAAGTTGCAACTATTGCATAATTCAGCTCTTAGACAATTTGTAGCGTGGTCGTGATCAGTAACCCACTGTCCGTGCTTGCCGCCGGGTTCGCTTACCCCACAAATGGCGCATTTGCTTCCTTGAAGTTCTATTCTTTGAAGTTTTTCTTCATATGTAATGCCATACTTGGCATAATTCTGTTTACGACTAGTTTCAATAAACCGTTCAGGATTAGTCATACGATAATGTCGGTACATATCGGGATTAGCCAGCCTCCACTCCTTTAGATACTGAAGGCGTTGGTCTCTATGTTCAAGATTCCGGTCTCGAATCCTTTCCTTATTATCTTGGTAATATTGTGCTTGGTATTCTTGTTGTTTTAATTTTACATCATCCGTTTTGCGGCTGGCGTAATAGTGATATTTACAAGAATTCTTAGCATAGAACGGTCGGTTGCAATTAGGATGTGTGCAGGTCTTTGTCGTCATGTAAGTCTTTTATGATTTCGTCAAAATTGGATTGTAAAAATATGCAAAACTCCAATGTGATTGGAGGAATGGCGGGCAATTCAGCGATAATTTCCTCTACCGGCCCCACACGAATTTTCCGCATATGCAGTAGAGGATTTCCTGAAGGGTTTTCTTGCATAAAATTACACGGCAAATCGGGCAGGCACGAACCCACATTTGATTCACCTAAAACTCGGAGTCCGAGAAGATTGATCAGGCTTCTCGGACGCGGCTTGGACAGAGCCGAAATCCGATGCTGATATCCGACGGCCAGTCATCCACCAGCACGCAGAATCATCCGCTAAGACGATTCTTTGTTCTGTAAACCCCCAGAACGCGGGGTTTGCCGGGAGCGACCCGACTGCGATGTCCAGTTCCGGACAAGAAGTTAATCCGAACCTCTTATCGTTCCTTGGAACATCAAACCTTAAACTTTGCTGCGAACTCGTTGTGCGTGAGGTTTAGTACGAAGTTCTCGTCGGGAGCCCTTAGGAACATTGGTGGTAGTGGTCCCGTCCCCGAATATTTGGGTCCATCCGCCGCTACTACCGATGTTTAATACTCCAGCGTATCCGCCCGGCAAAATTTGAAGCGGAGCCGTAACATGCCCCATGAAATCAAATTTGCCACCCGGAATCAGTGTCGGAGGGTTGAACCAATCAGGAGTAATGAAATCGGACATCTTGAAATCGTTGATGACGTAGCCAAGAGAATCTGTTTCAACCGGATCGCCGACTTCGTATCCGTAAGCCGTGCCGGACCCATCGTTATTCAAAAGAATGACCGCTGTATCTATCCAAGGATCGACAAGCATTTCCAGCAATTCATGCGAGGCCGTTACTGACCACGCATCCCCGGCTAGTTCCGTGGTGCGGATGAATACTTTTCCTAGCGGCAAACCCGATGCGGTCAAATCGTGATATCCGAGCGCTCCGGAAACATCAGCATTGTCCAGATATACTAGCTGCCAATGTGCGGGATTCGTCGCCCCGCCTTTTGGAACGAAAAACAAATTCGCTCCAAATCCCCAAATGGGGGCAAAATCTCTATTTACCTGAATCTGAAGTGCGGCGGTCAGCCATTTAATCATCTGATCGCTGGCTTCTGTACTTGCGTTCACACAATCTATATTAATCAACACGATCTCCTAGTCTGAGGGATTGGCCAGTAGACTCGTTTACATTGCCTCGCAAGACAAATGTGCTTCAAATTGCATTGTGGTGGTTCCGGAAGATGTATAACCTATCGCGTATTGAATTGCTACACCGGTTAAAGCGTAGATAACCACCGATCCAACCAGTTTTGAGGCGGTTGTGTTTCCCGCGTTGGTGGTTGCAATTGCTCCGGCTTGTGTCGCCAAAGCACATGTAAGACTTTGCGCAACAGAATCAGTACCATCTGTGTAGGTAATTACCACGCCAGTCGCACCGCCCAATGTGCTTGAAGTTGTAGCGGCTCGCGTGACTTTTAGATAAACATTAATACGGAATCGACCCGTCGCTGACGGTGTTAAAATCGTAGTTGCCGTGATCGCGGCTGCTTGCGCGGTTAAATCTACTTCCGCCGCAACTACCGGAATTTTGTTTGGAACCGATCCCGTGAACAGTCTCTTGGTGTTCGTCGCGAAATAGAATTCGCCATCTGATAAAACCGGGCGATTTGCGTCTACACCGCGTTTTACTAATATTTGAATCGCCACACTTAGAACGTACCCCCATCTATTGTTGCGGGGAGTTGCGCGGTTCCTAGAGTTCCGGAGATATCAGTAAAAGCTAGCTGGGCGACAGTTATTGCTCCACCAACGGAGGTCTGTTTAAGAACTTGCGAGGCCCCGCCAGTTGCGGAAAGACTCGCACCCGTGCCGCCCACGCCAACAGCCAAAGTACCTGAGGTAATTTGAGTTGCCGGGAGATTGGGAATCTGTCCTACGGTCGCGGCCCCAGACAAATTGCTAAAGGCTGGCTGCGCGTACCCAACTACTCCGTCCGCACCCATTGAGACGGCGAATTGATTGGCGGGAGCGTTGGAAGCTACCGGTCCCCGATCAAGCGCAACCTGAAAATTCGACCCGTCAAATACTGCCCGCACACCCTGATTGGTGTGGATAACGAAATTCGCCGTGCCATTAATAGTGGCACTCGTCGGCGTAATTGTTACATCGCCTACGCCTTTATTCTGGAAATCAACGAATTGTCCAGAAGTGAATACTCCCGATGGAACGGTAACGGCAACAGCCGAAGCATTACTCAGGGTGACGAGTTTTCCAGCATCGCCAGCTACAACCGTATAAGAAGTGCCTACCTGCGCATTTACCGGCTCAGTACCGCCATTTACGAGCCCGGAGACATTGGCCGCTGCGATTTTGAGAGGAACGACAGCCGCGCCAGTTCCAAAATGAAGAATCTGGTCGTCTGTAGTGAATATTGGTTCACCTGCCGCGCCAGAAGCGGGCAAGTTCGCGGCAAGGCCGCGTTTTACTTGAATTGTTGGCATTACTAATCCTTAGGAAAGCTAAAAAGAGCCGCCGTCTACGGGGCCGCCCAGACCGCTACCTACAGGCGTGCTTGGGGCTCCGCCGGGGGTTGTAGGCACGTAGGCTTGAGTCAAATATTGTGTTGCAATCGAACGGTCAGATACGTTGTCTCCCTGAGTAATGATAGTTCCGTCAGGATACAACGCAGCTACTTCATCGCCGCGCACCCTAAAACTAATCAAGGGGTCGTCGTAGCTCATTGGAACATTCGAGTTAACTGTTAAAAGAGCCATAATACCTTTGAAGTCGCAAATTGCGACTCAAATTTTATCATCAGAGAATCGTCGCCTATCTGGTGCAAGAATACCGTGGAAGATTCCGGCAATAGTTGGTGTGGGCTTTTTGAATTCTAGGATTTTTCCCCGCATAGCTTCGGGAACATACTTACGTAACGGTTTATGCCTACGCGGAACGTAAAACTCTATGAGTTCGGCCACGAGAATTCTCTAAACTAACCGCATCTTTTAAGGTATAGTGCGCTGCGGGAAGATTTTTCTGATACCAACGCCACGGCGAGGAAATATTTCTTTCACGCCATCCGAGTTCTAAAAGGTATTCTCGGGCAAATTCTGAGTCACGAGTTAATCGATTGTTTATTGTTTCAGAAAATGGACGGGTCAGTTTGTCCACTTCCGGACGGGGCTTGTTCTTTGATCCTTTAGGCCGCGCCATTTATTCCTTCAATAGTTTCTTAATATACACAGTTGCGATATTCGCGAATACTACAATACCACACATGCCATAAAAGAAATGATCGATATTTCCTTCGAAGGCCGACGCCACGCAAAATAGGACAGATAATATCGCCAGCCCCGTAAATATCTTAGCCAGAACAACATCCAAAATCATAGACGAAGTAGCACGCAATCTACAAAGAATTCAGAAACGCCAGCAGAGCCTGCTTTCCGGTGGGGTCAAGCTGTTTAAAATTGCTACTTGCCGAAGAGGCTTCGTTACCGTGCGCGGCGATTGCGGTCTGCAAGTCAAACGCCCGGCCATCATGAAGGAATCTTGCCCGAGCCCGCAATCCCCACAAAGGAGCCGTGCGAACTTTGTTGGCAGGAGCATCACCCTGTTGAATTCCATCGCCCGTACCGACATCGTGCAAGAGATAATCTCCAAAGGGATGAAATACATACTTCGGAGTAAACAATGTATCGACATGGCAATTAACGCAGCCAATGCCATCGAATATCTTCTCGCCAAGCGCGGTTTGCGCGGTCAATGGTCCCCGCGAAGGGGCCTTCAACGCCCGCATGAATCGGGCGTAGCAATCGATATCTTCCCCGCCGTCCCCGCAAGTCGGTTCCTGATCTTCGATTCCGTTGCTATTTGTGGTGGCTTTCACGAGGCGATTTTCCACGCCCTTTTCGTTGAAATCCGCGTCCCCCGCAAAACTAAGAAGACTCGCGTGCTGATCTTTAACTCCAAATCGGCCCACATGAACCGTTCCGGGTGATTCAAGAACGGGCACCATAATGAATTGCCCGCCATTTTGCCCCGCAATTGCGATTAACTCAGCATCCGGAACAGCTTCTACGAATCCATCACCCATCAAACTCAGAGAAGGCCGGAGAGCATTAATTGCATCAAATACGGATTTCTGCTGGGCTTCGGGGTCAGTTGTCCGGTCATGGACAAGTGTAGCCGCCGCAATAGGATCATCCTTATCGTCGGGGGCAATTCTGTGTTCGAAAACTTGGCTGCCCGCCCCGCTAATCGGGGTATCGTGGCAATCCGCGCAGGCTCGGGCATTGTAAGCGGGGCCGAGCTGGGGAAGAACAGCATCTTCTTCGAACTGATCACGGTCGTCATCATGCCGCTGCTGGCTGACAAAACCGTTGGTTAGGGTATCAAATCCTTGCGGTGCTTCGATAAGACCCGGAGGGACATTGACAACGGGCCGCGCAACTTTATGATAGCAACCTAGGCCCGGAATCAAGAGAACGAATAACAATAGTTTCTTCATATTCCTCATTTTCTGGCCAGATTCATTTGTCCGTTTCCGGACGCCCCGCAATTTAGAGACGAGTGACGCGCAACCTCCCTAGGGGAGAGCTTATACGGGGCCTATTCCACGCTCTTCAGGCGGTACTACGAACCTCGGGCGGTCGCCGCCCATCCCATGTTCGCTAATTACTCGGGTGGTCCGGTGAAACCCGCCCCGCATTTATATAAACATTATACGCTATCGTACAGCATTTGTCAAGATATATTTGCTAATCCCTTTGACAATTCTAGCACATTATTACGAGCCAAACACCATTCGCAAGCACGATTTAACGCTTGTTGCTCTTTCGTAGCCCAGCGAATATTGCCCTTTTCGTAGTGACCGTATGGATTCGGCCAGCGATCCAGAGAGTACGCAAATTTAGGCTCGGGGCGCGGCCCGACTTCCTCGTAAAACTCCTCAAAACTGTTGAATCTAAACTCTATGCCTTTACCTGCATGATCTGGGTATCGATCCGCTTGTTCCGGCTTACAGCGCTTCTTCGCTGCGTGAAATGAATTCCATTCGACTGTATAGGACATTCCGTGGCGGGTGTGGCTTTTGACGCGAGCGCACTTTCCGCAACTTGTAACATTATTAGATTTCATGTGATGAGCGGCTACGATTTTCTCTTGCCCGCAATCACATTTACACTGCCAAAGAGATTGTCCCGTTTTGTTTTTGCCAACGTATTTCTCAATCGTCAGCATGTTAAATCGTTGGCCGGTTAAATCTTGAAATTTCATGTATAGTAGCATCCTTTCATTACGATTGGATGCCACTATACACGAAAAGGTTTCAATTAGTAATAGTAAAATACAGGATTTATAAATCCTTTATTTACTAGGAGATCGCGCTGGCTGCGTCAATCTCGCGTATCCTAATTGTGGTGTCTGGCCCAAGGCTGGTTGTGAAGTGAACTCTGTAGCTCGTCCACCCCGGAATTAACCCCGAGGGATCCGCCACTGACGGCTCGGCATTTTGCACAATGTTGCATTTAATATTGCGCCATTCGCCATCGCCGTAACCGGTGTCGCCCATCGCGCCCAAATTGATCGAAAAAATGCCATCCCGACCAAAAATATACGTGCGGAGAGCGGTCAGGCCGGTAACTGCGCCGTGCGTTCCGTCGTTATAGTTCGAGGTCGTAGTGACGAGGTTCGACTGGAAGAAGCTCACGCCGGAGGTCGGAATCTCAATGACTTCCGTCAGATCGGTCGAGATAATCTCATCCAACCGTGAATAACCCTGCGGGGTGCGCTTCAGGATATCGATTGGCGAGTCGTTCGAGTTGTCCGCCAGCACATCGCCAAGGGCGAAGGGGTGGATGACACCTGCGAAGTTCTTGCTCGCTTCGTCGAAAGGCCGCACCGAACGACCGGCCAAGGACTGGACGGCGTTACGGATGTAGGTCAGGGACAGAGTGGTAAAGCTCGTGGTCGAAGTCGCCGAGAGCTTCGTCAGGACGGACGAATCAACGCTGTTCGCGCCGTCAGCGGTTGCGCGGACGAGAGCGGAAAGCGACTCGCCCAGCCGATACGCCATTTCGCGGGCAACGTTCTCGACAGTGTTGTCGATAGCAGTTGCGAGGCTCAGGCTGGAGAAGTTCGCGTAATCCGCGTACTCACCAATCGTCGCGGAAGTGTTCAGAACCGAGACGCTGATGGAGCTGCCGACCGTACCTTCCGTGGTCTGCGCGGTATTCGCAGCCAGCGGAACGTACATATACATGTTGTACTGATTACCACTCTTCATCGGGAGGTCGAGACGTTCCGAGCAAGCGACGAAGGGTGTCTGTGCTT